ACGCCTGTATCATAAGAATGTCAGGAGGAGAAATACCAGTTAAACTACCTGAACCATAACTTGATGTAGTCATTGTAAAGTAGTTAGTAGGATAATAACCTTGTCCTTGAGTAAATGTAGGTGAATTTAATAAATTTATATTACCACCCCCAACATCTAAATTAGTCCAAGTAGAACCTGAACCTGGATATGATGTAGTATCCCAAGTATTAAAATTACCTACTAAATTGCTTGAAAAAATACTTCCGTTATCTCCATCATTTACTTGGTTAGTACCTAAATACATTTTCCCTAAAGGGTAGGAATCAACATATTGATTACCTAATAGTATATTTCCTTGATATATTGGCATATTATTTTTTTAAGGTGTCCAAACATCCCAAGTTTGTGTTCCTTCATTCCATTCATAAGGACTTAATCCTTCAGGAGCATCAACTGGTGCTTTATAGATACACTTTTCCTCATCAAATACCCAAGAAGGGTATGATTTAGGAGGAATAAAAGTATTTCTCATCATATCATAGTAATACCCTACACCAGCATAATTTTTTCTAAATTCGGCTGTAGGTGATGTTTCTATAAAATTCATTGGATGTCCTAGTACACCTGATACTATTTGGTTTTCCTCAGCAACAACTATATCTGTTACTATTCTATCGTTATTTAATTTTGCCCACGTTTTCATATGATTAACTATTTAGGTAACTAATAATAAGTACTCCAGAACCTCCAGCACCACCGTTTTGGTTACTACCACCACCGCCTCCGCCTCCACCGCCTCGGTTTGCGGAACCTGTTCCACCAACAGTAGCACAAGCACCTCCAACTCCAGCACTTGAATCTGCTGAACCTGAACCACCACCACTACAATCGTTACCTCCACCGCCACCGCCTCCATAAGGAAGAGATGAACCACTCCAAGTATAGGTATAACCAGCACCACCATTTAAATCAACAGATGCTGAAGCAGCACCTCCACCTCCACCACCTGGACCTCCAGCACTTGAGAATGGACAACCATTATTTCCATATCCATAAGTTCCTGAATCCCCAGAAGCTGTTGTTTGTAAACCTACTGCTGTTACTGTAGAACCATAACTTTGTCCTCCGCCTCCAGAACCTCCGTTTACTCCATTATGTGTTCCAGCACTATATGCAAAACCACCACCTGTTCCACCTCCAATAGCAGTTAAACTCCAACTACTACCTGTAAAGACAGTATTACCTCCATTTGTTCCATTACCTGAAACACCATCAATAGCACCTGCTCCTCCAGCACCAATGGTTACTGTATAAGAACCTGAACTAACTGATTTAGCAGCAGATAAAGGATATAATATAACACCTCCACCACCACCGCCACCTCCGGCGCGACATCCTCCACCTCCACCTCCAGCAGCCATAAATACTTCTACAGGACCACCTGATTGTACATCAAAAGTGCCTGAACCTGTAAATACGTGGTATGTAGTTGAACCTGAAATAAATATTTGTCCTCCAACAGCATCTACAAACCCACCAGCTACAATAGAAGCAGTAATATAGTTTTTAGCGTATTGGTAAAATAATGAACCTGTATCATAAGCGTTGAATATTAATGTATCTGTTTTTCCTATAGTTGAAGGTTGGTATTTACCTGAACTTGAAGGAAATAAAATATTAGTATTCATCTGTAAATTAGTTACTACTGGATTATATCCACTACCTGATTGATTTACTTTTAAAGTAATTTGTTGACCAGGTTGGAAATTAATAGCATCTACTAATGTTGAAAAAGATGAAGTTAATGTTACAGTAAAATTATTAGCTTTAGAACAATCTAAAACAAATAAACTTCCAGTATAACCAGAATATGATGCTGTACCTAAACTTGCTGTTACATTCAATACATTTGATGAAATTGAACCTGTAACTCCTACTGAACCAGTAATTTGTGCTGAACCAGTGTATGGAAAACCTCCACCACCACCTGAACCAGTAGCTACTGTTACGTTAAATGTTGAGGCATCACCTTTAGTAAACGTAATTACGTTACCTGCTGCTGATGCTGTTGTTAGTAATGAAGCTGTACTTACTGTTGCCCCAGCATTTAAAGCAAATGATGCTGTTAAAGCATATGAAGCTGAAGTAGCATTAGCTGCTTGTGATGCTGATGTTGAGTTAAGCGCATATGACGCACTAGTAGCGTTTGTAGCAAACGAACTACTTGTAGCCGTGGCACTGTATGAACTTGATAAAGCCTCGTTACTATACGAGGCAGTTCCTAATAAACTACCTGTAAATGAACCTGTAAATGAACCAGTTGTATTTGTAGGTGCGTATGAGGCACTAACTGCGTTTTGTGATTGAGAGGCACTTACAGCATAACTTGATGATAAAGCATTAGTAGCAAAAGATGCTGAAGTAGCATTTAAAGCATATGATGCTGATAAAGCACTATCTGCGTTAGAAGCTGATATAGCATGTGATGAACTTAAAGCATATGAAGCACTCGCTATTGAACCTAATAAAAATGAAGCAGTTGTAGCAAACGAGGCAGTGCCTAATAAACTACCTGTAAATCCTAAAGTAGCTGATACTGAACCTGTTACTGTTTGGTTACCAACAAACGTATTTGAACCTGTAGTTGCAAAAACAGATGGATTAAATGGAGCAGAACCTGATATAATATATAATGTATTAGCATTAGGTGAACCAATTGCATTATATTCAGCTTGTGTTAATGTTACTACTTGTTGAACAGCTGCTGAACTTGTATATGTGTCTGTATTATTACCTAATACGTTACCTGTTACTGAACCTGATACGTTTAATGAACCAGATATTGTTTCATTGCCTATAAACGTGTTTGAACCAGTTGTAGCAAATGAACCTGTATTAATAGTAGTTGAATTCAAAGCAAACGATGCTGTTAAAGCATAGCTTGAAGAAACAGCATTTTGTGCTTGAGATGATGATACAGAATTTGATGCCGAAATAGCATTTGTAGCAAACGATGAACTTACTGATGTTGAAGCAAATGAAGCCGAAGTAGCGTTAGCTGCTTGTGATGCTGATAAAGCATAAGTTGCTGAAACAACACTAGCAACAAACGAAGCAGTAGTAGCAAACGATGCTGAAACTGCGTTCTGTGCTTGAGAAGCTGATAAAGCATATGATGCTGAAGTAGCTACACTCGCACTATTAGCGTTTACAACGTTATTAGCTGTAATACTAAATGTTGAACCATCACCTTTAGTGAAGGTTGTAGTTGCGTTGCTTATAGACGCTGTTACTAGTAATGAACCTGTGTTTACTGTTGTTCCTGCGTTCAAAGCAAACGATGCTGTTAAAGCATAGCTTGAAGAAACAGCATTTTGTGATTGTGAGGCACTAGTAGCATTTGAAGCAAAACTAGCACTTGTTGATGTTAAAGCAAACGAAGCAGAAGTAGCATTAGCTGCTTGTGATGCTGATAATGCGTATGATGCTGATGTAGCTATACTCGCAGTAGACGCGTTAGTAGCGTTTGTAGCAAACGAACTACTTGTAGACACCAAGGCATATGATGCTGATGTAGATGCGCTACTATACGAGGCACTTGTGGCTGTTAAAGCATAACTTGCTGATAATGCGTATGATGCTGATATAGATGATGAACCTGTAGCTACAGTTACGGGGAATGTTGAACCATCACCTTTAGTAAAGGTAATTACGTTGTTAGCGGCTGAGGCTGTAGTTAATAAAGATGCTGTTGATACAGTTGTTCCTGCGTTTAGAGCAAAGCTAGCAGTTGTAGCAAATGATGAGCTAACAGCATTTAATGCATACGAGGCAGTAGTTGCTGTATCGGCTTTTGAGGCAGTTATAAGTAAACTACCTGTGATTGTTGTTCCTAAACCTGTTTGTAGTTCACTTCCGCTTATTTGTGTTAAAAATTGGAATGATTCACTAATGTAGAGGTTGGCTAAATTACGTCCCATATTATATTTTAAAAATTAGATACATTGTTTTGATACGACCTGTAAGGGTATTGAGGAAACTGAGGATAACGAGAATCATAAATTGGTAAACCACATTCACGAGCTTGACCTGCATGATAACCTCTTCCATTACGTCTCATAACAATTGGTGATTTATATTGTACTCCAAAATCAGGATACATTTGTTGAAGTTCTACGTTACCGTTTAATTCTGGATATAATCCTTGTTTTTGAATTAAATAATTAGTTAAACGCTCTTCATAAAATTGTTTTTTATTTTCAACAGATTGGCGTTTACGATTATACCAAGTACCATCTACTTTTTCACTATTTTCACCACCTGTAGGAGATAACAAACCATTGTTACGTGGACGAACATAAATGTCCTCTAAAGCATAATAGTAAGCAGCATATAATAAGGCATTTTGTACCCAATTTAATACTAAATACTGATAATCACCTGCTAAGGTGTTAGTTTTAATTTTAGCTAAAATAGCTTCATATAATTTAGTACCTAAAATACGCTGCATTTCAATGTCCTGTGCTTCCCGAACAGCGTTCTTCAGTAATTTACTATCTACGTTATTGTTTATGTCAGTGAATTGACGTAGGTTTTCTTCACTGATTATGAATACATCAGTCATTGTCTTTGTTTTTAGTTTGTTAAGATGCTACTACAGTACCTTGTGGGTTAACAACTGTAATTGCTTGAATTAATCCGCTTCCTGTACTAAAGGTAGTTCCTTTTGATAAAGTAAAAGCAGCTTCACCTAATGCTGAACCTGAAAGAATTACTTGAGCATCAGCAGTTGCTAAAACTTGAGTCCAAGGTCCACCTGAAGTTACTTTACCTGAACCAGCTGGTCCAAACATTGTAGCACCACCAAAAGTAAGTGTTGTACTACCTGATACTGCTGTGTATTGGGTATTCAAATTATAAGCATTATCGTAGCTAGCTGATGTTCCAACAGAGAACAACAATCCAGTTGATGATGAAACTGATGATGAAATACCTTGTAATGCTGAATATGCTGTAGCACTATTAGCAGCTGAAGCAGATGCATTAAATACTAAAGAGGCAGTAGCTGTAAAGTTAGCAGCACTAGTAGCAAATGGTACATTATTAATAAAAATTGTGTCAGGTGTATTTGATTGAGTTACTGAACCTGAAGAGAATACAACTCTAATTCCGTCTACGGAAAATGCTGTAATAGCTGCTGATCTTAATGAGGCAGTAGCTGAAGATGATACATAAGTGTTTAAATAGCTACTTGAAACAAACGTAATAAGAAAGTTAGTAGTTGCTGGAGTGGCTATTTGTCCTGTACTTGCGGGTGTGGTTCCGCTGATGACTGTGATTGACATAGTTTTATATTTTAAAGTTTTTAGTTAATTGGTTGTGTTGTTCCTTGTTGATTTACGTTTGGTGAATTTACTACATCAGCACGTTCAATTTGTGCCTCTAACATATTATCTTCTCCTACCTCACTATCTTGTCCTGTTACTACATCAACAACTTCCTCACTATCACTATATAAGTTTAATTGTTGAATACCTAAAACATAATCGTTACCAAAATTAATTTTCAAAATCTCATCAAAACAATCTAGGATTGCTTGTTGAAATGGTTTAATTACTGTGTTAGTGAATAACAAATATGCCTCGCTAGTTTCTGTTCTACCACCTAATTGACCTTCGGTTTTAATACCTAACATCATAGGGGAGGTAATACGGTGAGCTGTTAATATTTTCTGTGTTACTAAGTCGTTTATAGTTGTATAGTAAACATCTGTTCCATTAGAGGCGATTGGGGTTATGACTGGTGCATTTTCTGGACTATCGACGTCCATATAAATTAAGCTACCTGCGTTTTCTGTTCCACCATATTGGTTACGAAGCATTATTTCAATTGCTTCTCTTTCTTCCTCGTTGGCATTAGTGAATGTAGTAATAGCCAAACTAGGTACAACCCCATTACTAATGTTGTTAAGGTGGAAATTATCAATTTGTGCATCTAATTCAATTACTTTTAAAGCACCTACATAATCAGGTACTGGATAGTATTTCATACCTGGACGGTATGATTGATAAACATAAACCTGTGAAGGTTCATCTTGTTTTTTATTAGGATTATATGCTGGTAAGTATGGAATATCAGTTAATGATTGGTTAACATATGAGTTAATACCATTCCATTCATCCCAAATATAATAACCTGGTACTTTGCCTCTAAAGTTTTTCTCTTTAGCACGCAAGTATGAAAAATCTATATGATATACTTCTGCTATTTTAGTTCTGTCTTTGCTCCAAATAATCTCTAAAGCAAATCCACCAAATAGTTTTAAATCTTTAGCTACTTTCTTGAAAATATCGTTCCACGATTCATTTTCATAGTTAGCAAAATCTAGGGTTTCTGGATTAGTTGTTGTTAATCCATTACCAATAATTGAGTCAACAGTTGCGTTAACACAAGTTCCGTGAATTGATGAATAGTTCATCAAATCAATTAATTTATTTGGAAAACCATTATCACTACCAAAACTAATAAAGAATTGGTTTTTACGTTCAACTAAACTAATACGTTCATTAGTAGCGCTGTTACGTGGGATAGTTTTAAATGTATATTTGTTACTCATTATTATGGATAATTATAGGTAGTATAAGTACCTCCGTCTGTCGGTGATAAATATGTGGTTGTAGATACCTGATTGCTTCCTGAAATAAATGCTCGTTCTGTTGATAATAATATTGTTTTAGTATTTATTCCTGCTCCATCCCATTTATTAGTATTACCACTAAATGAAGAACTTGTTTGAATCCAAATAGAGGAACCACCTACTAAAGCAAATTGCCAAATATTAACATCGTATTGTCCTGAGGCTGTTGGTAGAGTAGAACCTGATACTTGAAATACTAACCAAGGATTTAAAGCACTTGGATTATTAATCAAATTAGCAATTACACCAGCCTTTTTAGAAAAATCATAGGATTGGGTAAACTCAAGCATAACCTGAGTTGTGCCAAGTGATGCTGTTACGTCAGGGTAAACCGCACTTGAGTTCGCTGTGGAAGAAACGTTTAGTTGGAGCATAGTTTACTTTCAACCAAGTAGGGGGTTAACACATTAGTGCAACCCCCATTTTGGTTTATTTTTAGATTAGAGAGATCCTGAATAAGTAGTAATTGTAATACCACTTAAAGAGCTAGTAAATGAAGTAGCTGAACCACTAACTTCAGAAGCTGGATTTGGTTCATTTCCTGAGAATACCAAGTTGTAACCGTTCAAATCACTGAATGCAGTTCCAGTAGCACTGGTACCACTCAATAACTGAGCTCCGTTTACTTGGCCCATCAAGAACCAACGAGCGGCTCCGTTTTCACTACCATTATTAGTTTCAATAATAATTGATAGGTTAGGGTTTTGTGCTAATACTCTTACTTGGTTACGAGTCGCAGTTTGCATCTTGAAGAATACAGCGTTACAAGTTTGGTTGTAAACTACTGTACCATTCTCAGGTGTAGCTACTATCTCTTCACTGTAATTAGACGTTTGACGGAATAATTGGAATTGATAGAAGATACCTGAACCAGTAATCCCAGTAATTAAACCTTGAGACCCTGTGATGTTAGTGATCGAACCAGATAAGATATAAATGTTCTTGATACCACCAGTGTTGTCACGACAACCTAGTTGAAATCCTGATGTTATTGCGCATGGCATAATTTTATCTTTCTGATTTTAAATTGTTAAACAAAAATTAAGCAGTCTGTGCTGAAACCCAGAATTCAGGGTAAGCAATGTTAACTCCTAACTTGGTAGAAACACGGTGACGCAATGTGTCAGTGTTGATATCATACCACAATTGGAATTCAGTAAAGTCACTTAACAAGTCAGTACCAGCAACAATCTGTTTAGCAGGTCCTAATTTGATAGTAGTAATACCTTGCAAACCTACTGTACCAACAACTTTAATGTTTGGTTGGAAAGGATATTGCATTTCATACAAACCACCACGGT